TGATCGGGCCATATCGTTCCAATTTGATCACAAAATGGTTCAAATTCTATAACAGATTCAATTACATGCGGAATAGAATTTGTTAATTGCCCACCGGGTTGTTTTGTATATGTAGTATGTTTAATTTGATCTGGATTATTAAATATATTAATTACATTTGAAACATATATTTCTGGATGAGCTTGTACGAATACCGTATAGTCATTTAACTGTTTGTATTTAGAATAACAATGAAACGCATATGTACTAGCTTCAAAGCCTGGATCATCTGGTATATTAATAATTTCTAAATTGATGCCATTTGCTTTGCATCGTTCTACATCTAAGCCGCCTAAAACATCATTTGGGTCTTTTGGTTTTGCCCATGCAACTGCATCCGGAACTCCCATTCCGGGAGATTCGCCGGACCTATTATATACGTATACATCTACATTCGATGTAATTTGTTCTATCCAACGTAAATCTTCATAATATCTAGAAACTACGATGCCTACTTCGTTTTTCATTAATCTATCCTTTTTGAAAAAATTTCAGATGTGTAACCAGCTCTATCCAAAATAAAATTACTTTCATATGGTTCGAATCCATATTTTTGTATATGAACAACCCAATATTCTCTAGGTTGTGCATTGCAATGTATATGTTTATGGTCTTCAGCTGGATACTCAGTCGTGCACGCCGTAAAAATTAAATGCGTACCAGTTTTAGAATGATTTCTAATATTTTGCATTAATGCAGTTACGCTTTCATCTGAAATATGTTCGAAATGTTCAAATGATATAATTAAATCAAATAAAATTTTATTACCATTTGAATCTGTAAAATCTAACGGTTGATCGGTACGAGCAATAAAATGATTATCATCAATATATGGACTATTAATTACTTCTCTGTTTGCGTCTACAGTTACTGTAACAATATTGGGATCTAATTTTCTAATATAATTACTTAGTTGTCCGCTGCCACATCCTAAATCTAAAACATATTTAGGCTGTATAGTAGTTACTAAATATTCTGCAATTCTAGAAAACATGTTATGCCATAATTCTAAAAAATTATCTAATGGCATATGTTTGATATCTCTATTTAAAAATTCAGTACCTGGAGAATTTTTCCATACTAATGCATCATGAAATTGAAACCCGGGTGCTAGATTTCCATTTTCATCAACCCCAAATGATGTATTTTCTTTTTGAAAAAATCCAGTTATATTTTTTTTATTTTTTTGAAGTATTTTCATATTATTCTTTATTTTGTTTATACCAATCAATAGTTTTCTTTAAGTTATTATTTAATGAATCTGGTTGAATAATAGATGTCCAGCCATATTCATTTTTAGCTAATGTAACATCTAAAACTTTATGTTTAATTCCAACAAATCGATTGGTATTGTAAAATATATTACCAGCAAACCCAGATTGTTCTTTAATTGTTTCTGCCAATTCGCGTATTGTAATAGATTTACCGGTACCGATATTAATTAATGATCCATTATAATCTAAAACAGATAACAATGCTTTGATTTGATCATCAACGTAAATTAATTCTCTTGTTTGTGTACCGTCGCCCCAAACTTCGACTTCTGTTTCATTGTTATCAACTGCATCTACAAATTTCTTAACTAATGCAGAAACCACGTGTGATTTTTCTGGGTCAAAATGATCATGCGGGCCATACAATGTAGCAAATATAACTGTTGTACCTTTTAGTTTATATTGGTCTTTATATGCTTCAATTCCTACACTTACTGCTTTTTTAGTAAACCCATAAATATCAACTGATTCGTGCATTGCGCCATCCCAATAATCTGATTCTGCTAGAACTTCTTTTGTTTTCGGATATGAACAAGAACTTCCAATGCCTATCATTTTTGCTTGTGGTTGATACTTATGCCACATTTTAAATGTATTCGTATGTATTTTTAAATTGATATCATATTGTTCTGCTTTATGATGCAATGGCCAATCTCCAGCGGCTTGCAATGCTGCACCATGGATAATATAATCAAATTTATCAGTTAATATGTTTTTAAACAAATGATCTGCTTGTTGTTCATCAGATAAATCATACGATGATCCAATTGTTATAACAGTTCCGCCAAGTTGTTCAACATATGTTTTAAAATTTTTTCCAAAAAATCCAGTGCCGCCTGTAACTAAGAATTTTTTACCATTAGTGTTTGTTTCAATTGAATTCATAATATATTATAAGTTTAAATTTTCAAATAACAAATCTTTTGTTATTGTATTGTTTCTAAATGTTATTGGGTCTGCATTAACGCCCGGGGCATTACAATGACAATCAGCCATATGATGAATAAAACAATGTTCTAAATCATTTCTGTTTAACGGTAATACTTTGTTCATAACACCGCGCGGCCCAATGGGCCAATCTTTGAATATTCCAGATGATGCTAATTCAGGTCCATTGCCATCTAATGCAGTTATATTAAAATCTGTATTTTCAATTACATACTTTAATTTATCCTGTGTCAAAATATATGCGGCTTGATGTACATTTGTTAAACTAAAATACTCATTGTTATTTAATGATATATTATAATTTTTAATGTAATTGTATCCGCTAATGTTTTTCCATAAATCAATTAAATATTGAATTTGTTCAGGCGTATTTTCATAACGAATGAATCCTAAACAATAATCAATTGGTAAATGTTTATCATGTTTTAAAAATGTATCAATACACGATTCTTGTATTAACATATCATATTCTGCAAACAAAAACAAATCAAAATTATTTTGTTCTCGTATAAAATCTTGTCTATGAAATAAACAAGTTGTTGCTGGGTTATTATGTACTATTTGATTGATATCATCTCGATCTAATTTAACCGTACAATGTACATCGATCGTAACATCATATTTTTTATATGATTTATAAACATCAATCACATGATTAAGATATTGTAAATTTTTATTACCATATGATGATAATGATACTAATAATTTCATAAATTTAAATAGTTATTAAGATGATGTAAATTATTGTTTTGAATCCATTCATTTGTTATGTCTTTGAGATTTCGTTCTCCAAAGAAACAAGATGATTGATGTATGTATGGAAAATAACCACATCTTGTAGCAATCCACGGAAATACTGTTTCAAAATAACATGGTTCTTGTATTTTATTTTCATAAAATGTATTAGATGTTAATAATAAAAATGTTTCTATAGAATTTTTATTAATAGCATACATTGTTTCTATATAAGACCAATTAACATGAGTACATGGCATTTTATCAGTAATAGAATTCAAACAAATTTCAATTTCATGATCTTTATTATATGTTGCCCAATCTAACATTCCGGCGCTTCTAGATACGCCTCGCAACGCATAGCTACCTAAATGATCATTATTTTTAAACATTGATTCAATATGTTTGCGATTTCCAAATAGTTCCGTTAAATACATATTTCGTTCAAAGGGACGATTGTTAACTGCACCTTTAGTATGAGCAAACCAATATAAATCATATGTTTTATTTGAATCTTTTAATAGTTTAAGTGCTTGTTGATACGCACTGGCATCTGAACCACAATATAAATCAGAATTCGTTAAACGTTTTATATTTGTATTTAAATCATATGAATCAATTATCGATTCTATTTCAGTAACTGAATTATAATTTATTCCAATATAAAAATCACAATCTGAGTATGTAGTTTTAAATTGATTTAAAAATTCGTGCAATACATATAATTTTGAATTATCAAATATTGATATTGCAAATATAACACATGATTTCATATTAAATTTCTAAATTAGATATTCCTTGATTTCTATTTAAATTTATTGCTTCTGCAGTTGACAGCCCGTTTGGTTTTAGATCATTAATCAACACACGTGCGCCTCCTCCGATTCCCATTATCAATTGATCGTAAAAAATACCAACTTCAGCTAACTGTTTTTCGGTAATTTTTCGTAAACTTTCACGCCGGCCTGTTGTTAAAATAATATTATAACCTTTACGATCCCATTCTGCTAATTTTTCTAACGTGCCTGGTAATATTTTTACCTTAAATGCCGGCAATGAACTTTCCCATGGAACTGTATGTTCTATTAATGTACCATCTATATCACAAAATATTGTTTTTGGTCTAATTTCCATATTCTAATTCGTTGATTAAATTTTCAGCAATAAAACTGTATTCTTTTTTATATGATGCTACTCTAACTGCTTCTGCGGCAATTAATGTATCAATATATTTAATATTTGATTTTTCTTTTATATAATTAAATGATGCCGAATCATTTTTATAAAATTTAAAACTAAAACATAATTTTGCTAAATCTAATTCATATGATCCAAATTTATGTTTTGAATACAAAGGATCAATCATTTTAAGTCCATTAATGGTTGGAATCATATTCATAACACTTAAATCGCCATGGCAAAATGTTGGTTGAATTTGTAATTTTTTTAACTTATTAATTAACTTAGACCCATTAGTTATATTAGAATTTTTAATTAAATGATTTTCAATATTTTGTATATAACTATTAAATCTTAAATTGTTTAATTTATCATATGTTTTATATGTATCGATCAACTCAAATACATCATCTAAATTAAAATCATCATTTCGTTTAATATATTCTAATACAATTTGACTATCTTGATATGTTATAACTTTAGGAATTTGTTTTTTGTTTTTATATGAATGATACCACTCATTTTCAAAACATACTAATTCGCCAGTTTTAATCACAGTATTTTTATTTTTAATAACTGTATTTTTAGTAAATCCTGTACTTAGATCTTTTTGTTTAGAATTACGAAATGAAAAATTATCAATGTAAATATCTTGCAATGTACCATAACGATATATGATACTGTCAGTATTTAATTTACAATTGATGTTATTCAATAACATTGTGTTAATACATTCTGATATATTTTTACATGTTAATGAGTATTCATTAAATAATTTTACATCTGAAAAATAATACATCCCGGCGCCGGCATATTTATGTAATTTTTGTTTTTCATTACATTCTAAAATATTGTTATTTGCATCAGATTTAAAATTACTATAATTTAATAATTTAGTATCATTTAAAAAAGTAAAAACGGTTGAGTATTCTTTATTAAATTCAGTAATATCAATTGGTAAAATATCACAATCAATAAACATACACGAGCCTTCTAATTCAGAAGTTACAGTCCGAAGTGTTTCTACTTGAGAATTTGTTTGTTGAATAACTTTAATCGTAACAGTAGAATCTAATAATTTTCGAAGTGCATCGTAATATGATTGATTTGTTAAAATAATAACATTTGCATCTGTAAAACGTTGTTTAACGGTTTCAATTGATTTTAATATTAATTCGGTACCCTGATGTAATAAAAGATGTTTAGGCGTAGAAAATAAACTACCCATTCTTTCATTTCGACCATTAATGGGATAAATTATGTTCATTTACTAATTCCTTAATCCATTGCTCAATAGAAAGCACTGGTTTCCAATTTAATTTTTTACAAGTATCATCATATACTTGTGGATCACTATTTGTACGATCACCTTTTCTTGATTCAACAAAAACAATGTTATCAGAAAACATTTTTGCTATCTCTATTATTTTATAAGATTTTATTGGATTAACCAAATCAAATTCATCATTTTTTTCATATTTCCACGATTTGATTAAACCATCAACGATATCATCTACATATGTAAACATTCGTTGTTGTTCTCCATCGCCAACTATAGTAAGTGGTTGGTTGTTTTTATATTGTCGTTCGAATATACTAATTACTGATTCATAACCTGGTACTGGTGAACTATCATGGCCCGGGCCGAAAACATTATAGAAATAACAGATTGCATACTTTAATCCATACCATTTTGCAAATCCTTTAACTAATTCAACACTCATTGATTTACTTAAAGAATATGGTGAATGATCGATGCCTTCTTTTGCAAATCTAGTACTAGAAGCAGCATATATAATTTTTATATTTCGTTTCATACAAAAATTAACTACTTCAAACGTGCCAACTGTATTGTAATTCCAAACTTTTTCATATTCATTAAATGATGGATGTATTCTAGAATATTCTCCTAAATGAAATACTACATCTGGATGAAATGGTAGATCAATATCATTAATGTTTTTTGTATGATCTTTAATATATATTACACCTGCAATTTCATTTTCATGTTTGCCGGCACTATAGTTATCGATAACTACAATTTTATGATTTTCATTTTTAAGGCGTTTAACTAAATTTGATCCTACAAATCCAGCGCCTCCTGTTACTAATATATTCATATTAATACCTTAATGGTGCGTTCCAATTTGATGTCATTATTACTCCCATATAACATGAAGCTATATCTTGTTCTGTATATCCTTGTTGTAAAAATTGTTGATATTGCAATGGATAATGAAATACCATGAATAACGGTTCAACGGGATATATTTCAATTGGTTTGAATGCTAACAATGCTTCTCCATACCATGTAAATTCACTTGGCTCGAAATCAATTAATTGATTAAATGTTATGTTATTTGGCTCTAAATAATTTTGTTCCAATGATTCCCATACTTTACTAGACCATATGGTTGGAGATGGACCAAAATCATAATTCATATTAATTTCACGATTAAAAATTTTTCCAATTTTATTTCTAGATGCATCAAAGCTTTGTTTAGGATCAAATCCTAACTCTCGACGATATCTAGCAGTCCATTGAAATAAATTTTTTTGTTGATGCATTACCGTATATGGCGTAGTATCATGTGCAATAAAATCATGTATATAAAACGGTCGAATAAAATATGAATCGGAATCAATACATACGTAATTCGATGTTGGCACGAGTTTATAAAATTGTGATTTTACAATTTGTTGCGTATGCCAAGACTGTTCTATAGATTGTTGAATAATATCTTCATCTAAAATCAAATTAACAAAATCAGGTAAATTATTTTTAAATGTTTCATAATCAGATTTTGGACATGAAACGTAATATGGTATTTTATCAACATTGTATTGAGCAATTGATTCTGCTTGAATTTTAACTCGATTTAAATCATTGATATAACTTTTACAATATAATACTACGGTTTCCATTACCAACTAATTTCCCAATCTTTAAATTCTGCAGCTAAACAATCAATTTTATAATCTTTACGACCGCCAACAATTTCTTGAATTTTATTTTTAGCAGTATTTCTAATACCATTGATGCCATGAGTTAATTCTAGATTATTACCATCTTTAATACCTTTACGATAATTTGATTCATTATGCCATATATGCAAATTCATTTGACTCAAAACAACAATTGCACGAATTGTTTCAGCTGTAATTTCTGATTTATTTTCATCAATATGTTTTTGTATATCATATACAATATCTTGAATTTCTTGACCATATTCTGCTTTGTGCTCTGGTATGAATACTTCTTTTAATTGTACAATTGATAATCTATCTATTAATTCGCTTAATGTTGGTAGATACTTTCTGTCTTTCATTTTTTTATTCCTTTAATTGTTCCAAATTCGTCAAATATGGGTAATCCGCCCCATTTGTTATAAAATTTTGTTTGATTTATTGATTCTGCTGTTTTTTGTCTAATATCTGTTTGACCATTGTTTTCTTCTAAACGATGTGAACCTCTTGCTCCAAAATGCCATACTAATGATTTAGTTGTTAATACAAAATGATATCCTGCATTCCGCATTCGTAAAAATAAATCCATATCTTCCCAGGAAGCTGGTGCAAACTGAGGATCGTTACCTCCAATACGATCCCAATCTTTCTTTTTAATTAATCCAGAAACGCCTTCGGTTTTTGGTATTTTAATATTATTAGTTTTAGTAAATTCTTTTGCCCATTCTTCAAATGCAGCTGCGTTAAAATCATCATGATATGCACCGAAAATATCTTTTTCAACGATAATTGTGCCTGGGCGCGACTGTCCGTTACCAAACATATCTGGCTCTATTCGATAACTAAATACCCATGTTGGCGCTTGATATTTTTCATGTTCTTGTAAGCATTCAATATCCCAATTTTTAGATACATAAAAATCCGAATGAAGGAACATGATATATTCTGTTTCAACATGATCGGCACAAACATTCATTCCACCTCCAATACCTCGAACTTCAATATTTTCAGGTTCAACAAGTAAAGTTAAATTATATTTATCTTGATTTTCAAATAACCATTCATTAGTTCCATCAGTACAATTTTCAGCGTGAATAATAAATGGTGCATCTTTAAAATAACTATTCTTTCTAACTGATTGAATTGCTAATTTAAGATATGATAAATTGTTATATGTGGATATACAAAATGTTATCGGACTAGAGTGTATCATAATATGCGTTTTGTTTTTCCTGTCGTTCAATTGTTTTTGGATGATATAATGCCCATTCTTTCTCCATTGGTAAGTAAGCAAATTGTTTATGCCCTTCTAATCGTTCATGAACTTTATTTTTCCATTTTATTTCTGGGAGATTTTTGTAGATTCTAGTTTGAAAATCAGGCCAGTTAACCCAGCCATTTTCATTCACATTCCATCTCCAGTTTTGAATATGTTTATCTGTTAAACCATCTACAGTATTAATTCTTGGAACAGCATATAATTCAACAGCCGAGTTATGTTCTAAGAGTGTAGGAAGATTTTGAATTAAATATTCTGAAGGAATTTCATCTGCATCAATCTGGAAAATATATTCTCCTTTACATGATTGAGTTAACATATTTTTCCAATCAGAAAAATGTCCATTAAATAAATCTTCAACTAAAGTAATTTTATTATTAGAACTTAATTTATGTAAGTATCCTAATAATTCAGATGTTGGTTCGTTTTTAGTCATATCAACTAAAACTACTATTTCATCTTGTAGTCTTTTATTCTTTAATAAGAATGTAATAAGTCGTTGTATTTCAACAAACTCATTACAAACTGTTACGGCATAACTTATTTTCATGTTATACCTTTTGTAATTTAGGTAGTTCTACTTTTTTAAGTTGAGGTAATTTTAATTCAACTGATTTTGGAATTTGTTCCATTAATGTATCAATTTCATTGAAAACATTTCCATATATTTTAGTTACCGCAATCTTATTGAAATTACTTTTTGCAAAAAAACGTTGACGTTTTGCTAATTCAAACCATTTTTTGTAATTTTTTTGGACATCTCGTAAACATTCTACCGCATACTTATAATCTGGAGTAAACCACTTTGCGTCTCCAATTAACCAATCGTTTTGAGCTGACGGATGAATATTAGTTAAGCCTCCTTTAACTTCACAAATAAAATCTTGTTTAAGAAAATCAACTGGGCCGCTATGATATGGTGCAATAATTGGTTTAGATGTTGTTGTAAATTCTAATAATGGTCGGCCGAATCCTTCTGATTTTGTTAAAGAATACATTGCTTTAACTTTAGGGTGCATATACAATGAATTCATTTGTTTGTCAGTTAATTCGCCGTGCAACAAATATATTTTAGGTAATCGATCTGTTTTTTTGAAAAGATTTTTAACTTGTGCTATTTTCTTTTCAATCTCCATTCGATCTGTAATTGAATATGTAGCTCCGCTTGTTTTTAATATTAATGCGGGTTGATTTTTTTGATTTTTAAATGCATCAAAAAATGAATAAATAGTACCGCTAATATTTTTTCGGTCTTCACCTAATGTGCCTTGCAACCAATGACCTACTGTCAAAAATGCAAACGTTTCAGAAATTGAATCTAGTTCAGGTAATGAAATTTCATATTGTCCCGTATATACTGTTTCATCAAAATATTCCGGAATTACATAAATTGGTGTAGTAATATGTTTTTGATGTTTCGCTGCCGTGTTTTGAAAGGTCTTTTTTGTAAACTCAGTAGGAACAATTATTAATTGCATTGAGTTTAAATTGTCAATCCATGATTCGGGACAAATATCACCTTCGGTACCAGCTGTAAATCCAATATTAAATTTACCAACCGGTTGAAATTCGTTCGGAACTGTTACTTGAATCCAAATATCTGGTTGCTCTTGTAATGGTAAGGGAACAATTCTAGATTTTAAATCATTAGATATTGGATATGTAAATGGAGTATATCCCCATGGCAATGAAACTAATTTTACGTCCCATTCTGAACCTCGTTGTTCTATTAATTGAGAAATAATTTCTCGTGCGTGATGTCCGTAACCTGATTGTGTCGCTACTGGCGATGCTATAACTAATTTTCTCATTATTTTACAATTCCTATATTTTCGTATTTTGTATCTTCAATTGAGTTAAATGTATATGTTGGCCTAGATTCTTTATTAACGTCAAATAAATAATCAATCATATGAATCATTTTGTTACCCATTTGCTCAGCAGTCAAACCATTTGCTAATGCCCATGTTCTTCCAACTAATCCCATTTCATCGCGAAGTGTTTCTGGTATATTATACCAATACATAATTGCATCAGCGACATCTTCAAATTTTACTCGGTCATCAAATATATACGGTGTTTGCGGTGAGCCTTGTAAACTTCTATTGCTAGGAAATACTGGTTTTACCCAAACGCCATGTAATTTATACTTACCGGTATGATTAGTTGCAAATTCACCATTAAAACGAATCCATTCTCCATTTTCATCTTCAAAACCGCATTGGTCTTGTAATCCGCCTGTTACGTTATTAATAATAGGTGTACCAGAAAGAATTGATTCCGTAGAACTTAAACCCCAACCTTCGTTACTGCCAATATTGATTACAACATCTGATATATTATACAATGCATTAAGTTCTTCGCTTGTTAATTTTTGATCTGAAAAAATTATTTTACAATCAGGTGCTACTACATCTCTTACTGCAATCAAATCAGTACCATTATCATCAACTGGTTGAGTATGCATTACTAATCCAACTTTATTCTTTTGATCTTCTGGTAATGAATCAACAAAAGTTTTAAATGCTAAAATAACGTCGCCTGGTTGTTTTCTTCGAATATTTCTATTATTCCAAAATACCATGAATTCAATTCCGTTTTCTTTTTTAAATTGATCATGCATTTTTTTATACAATTCATCATCTTTTGGAATCGGCTTGAATTTAGTATGATTCAATCCGTGAGGTACATATCCCGTAATAATTTCATTCCATTTTAGATCCAGCGGAGCCGAATCATGTTCATCGTAATCTACAACACCAAATCCATTCTGTTTAAGAACTTCTCTATGGATATTATCAGATTGCTTACTAATTCCCATAATTAAGTCACAACTACCATAAAACGGCGCGTTCCACATTGGATAAGGTAAATCATCCCAAATAGAATAATAAACTAATGGAATATTGTAAGTAGTTTTTAACTCATGTTCTAATGCATACAACCAAGTCCAATAACGTGGATCAGTAAAGTGAAAAATTGCATCTGGTTGTTCTTGATTGATAAGTGCAAATAAAACATTGCGATCACCATAACCTGACCATGGTATTAATTTAACTGATGCATCTTCGACACCTGTTTCATGTGCAACATGTTGAGACAAATCTACACCTTTTCCATGTTCAGGGTGTTGTAATGCTGCACCTAATTGTATCCAATCATAATGTTGTACGGTATTATAAATAATTTCTTTGCTAACAGTCCCAATACCAGATGGCAATCTAAAATCATCTGCCAATAAAAGAATTTTTTTCTTTTTAAGTTTGTTAGGGTCAATTTTTTGTAACTTTGGTAATTCCATTTATTCCTTTTATAACTTTATTATAAATATGTATTAACCTAATATAACCACCGGTTTTTTAAGTTTATTTACATTGTTGTATGCTGTTTGAAGAACTGGATCTAATTTAGATTCATTATTTAAAATCATCATATAATCGCATCGTTCTGCAATTAGTTTCATACGGTGATGTAGCTGACTAAAATGATAAGATTTTCCATAATATGACTCTGGCATTGCAGAATGTAGATTGTAACCTGAAAATGATGGATTATATTCTTCATATTGCATTCCAAATTCTAAAGTAAATTTTCTTACCATACTATTTGCACCTTCATTCCCGCCGGCGCCAACGATAATTAATTCATCGCCAAATTTTTGTTTTAATTTTTGCAACGTATCTTGTACTTTGCGTTTATTTTGCCAATTTGTATTTCCTATAACTGCTACACGTGTCATAATTTTTCATATAAAAATTTAACACCTTTAGGCATATATCCATAAACTATTCGTAGTGCTTCTTCTAATAATTTTTTATTTGCTTTGCTCGTTGGGCCATCATGATTTGTACATAATGTGTATTCTTGCGTAGTGAAATGAGTACCAGGCCATGTTGGATGATTCTTCATTTCAAATTGATAAACATATATGTGCTTATGATGAAACATACTATATTATATAAAAAATTATTCTCGAATCCTATTTTCTTTAGGACAATTTACATAATCTGTTTTAAATGGGCAATACTTACAATTCTTATCGCCTTTGCCAGAAAATGCATGATATACTGCGTCTGCTCGTTTATTGCCTTCTGCATCAAAACAATTTTCAACGAATGCATCAATTTGACGCTGCACTTTCTTTTGTGTGACAGAACCTGCTGACGGACGATGATTTTGTATGCGCTTTTGCGGAAACATTGAATCTTCAATCAACTTGCGTTTCACAATAAAGAATTCAACATCAATATTTTCTTGCGGTACTCCAAATTGCTTTGAAAAATAAGTTTTATATGCAACTAATTGGGCAGACTTCAATGAATCTGATTTTTGATATTTATTCCAACCTGAGCGAGATGTTTTGATATCAAACAACACAATACGATTGGTTGCTGGATGACGCATTACAACATCAATGAAACCATACCAATAAACTGAAGGATTCTTTTCTGATGCTTGAACACATAAATCTAATTCGATGCCTACGAGCTCCCAACCCTTCGAAGAAAAATATTGTGCTCGACGTTTCTTAAACCATTCTAATATTGCAACACCATCTTCAAGATATTCTGCTAATTGCAATGGATTAGAAAAATGTTCCCCACCCATTTCTGTTACGCACTTAACATATTCTTCACGAAGCTTGTTTTGCAATATGCTACGGAAATCTAAATTCTCTGCTTTCTTTACAGATTCATTATACATTACCGTAAGGAAGTATTGAAATGTCTCGTGAAAGGCAGTACCAAACGTTGTGTCAATAGATGCTTGGAATGGAGCTAGACCATCAATGTAGGCAAGTTTCCAAGATAATGGACATCGTTCATACATTGACCATTGTGAATAAGATATTTTTCTAGGCACCGTATCTGGGTCTCGTAATGATAAACGATAGATAGGTGCTACATATTGTCCAGCTTTCATACTATTAATATAAGAAAATTAATTCAAGAACACAAAAAAAGCTCGACATTTTTGCCGAGCTATATTCGTAACTTATTGTTTATTCTGATAAATCTTGTTGAATGAATGATAAAACTTCATCAAGCACCATTTGCCTACGACTATCCATTTCTTCATAGTATTCGTCAGTCCAATTATCCTCATCATCTTTGTATTCATCTAACTCATCAAAGTCTGGATGATGATATTCAACATCTCGAAATTCTTGATTAGATGCAGCTGCTCCAATGAAATTGTATCCTTCATCTTCGAATGTAACTTGCATTGTAACTCCTTGATAACGTTCTCGAAGGAAATCAGACAATTTGAAAAACAAACCTTCTGGGAAGTCCCATGCAGATGTCATATTGATAATTATGCTTGAATCCGATGATCGATCAACATCATCAAAATACATCCATTTAGCACCAACATTGTCAATCCACCATTGTCTTGTATCTTCATTATCGGGATATAAATTATCCATCATGATGTTGCAACAAGCTTCAATTCGAGCCATCCATGGAATGTTTTCATCTTTCGGATCTAATCCGATCCATTCTGCAAACTTATTGCAATCTTCTTCTGTTTTGAAATCGATTTCAAAATAACTATAAACGTGATTTGCCATTTTTCTATATTATAGAAAATTATTTGTTAGAATCCAATTGTTCTTTCAAATAAATGTCAATAAGATCCTTTGTCTTGGTTAAATCTTGTTCAAAGGAACCTTTATGCCGGCATCTTACAATGCGTTTAATGATATCAAATTCGTAGGTATTCAAACCCCAATCTTCTGCAAATTTATAAAGGCTATCTTTGCCTTTGTAATGTGATTGCGTATTTATGCTCATTTGATTCCTTTCAACATTTTCTTTTTATCGCCTTCACTATATCCGTACATTGTTAAAATGCGCTCACAATTTGTTTTATCCATTAATTCAACATAATCAGAAGCTTCTGATTTGCTTACTTGATAATGTTCAGCAATTTGTGCAACTAATTCTTTGTCAAATTTATCTTCTGATTTGCCTTTTATGTATTTTGCAAATGTTTTGTTATTTGGCAGTAATTCATGATACAATTTATATGTCTCTTGTGGACGAAGTAATCCAATTGTATATGTTTGAAATTCGTTAATTAATTCTGTTAATTCCATTCGCATTGATAAGAATCGATTCATCATATAAGGGCTGAATGCTTTTTGATCTACATCGGACCATTTTGACCATTCTTTCTTTTTATGAGTTACCCCATCAATAAAATCAAACATTGTAGCTGCTTTACGTTTTTCTTCTGCCATTATAAATTATATTTTTTACGATATTGTTGTTCTAAATGTTCACCCATTCCTATTTCTAGTATAACTGCCTTATCTGGTATTCCTACTAGTTTCTTTGCATCTAAAATATCATCTATAGATTTATTTCGATATGATTTTATTTTTGTGTTTGCATTGCTTCTATTAGAAGTTTTAAACACAATGGTAACTAAATCTTTATGATATGATATTGACATTATTTTTTTACTTTGATTGGTTGAAATTCTTCTGGAATACATCCGCAATCATCACAACGAAATACCGGAATTGGTACCATTGTGTCTTTATCTGCTCCAGTTAAAAATTTTGACACTTTATTGATTGCCATTACCTGACGAAAATACATACCATCACATTCTTTGCATTGAATTGGTTGCATATCATTAGGTCCAATATTAACATTCATTTTACTCATAGTTCTCCTAATAAATTAACAAACATTGCCATAATATTAATTTCTTTATCTACAACTGATGCATCTTTGAATTGCGATTCTGCAATAATTAAAATACATGGTGCAACATGACCTGTTGCAAACTCATCTAAGCTGTCATAAAGAAATGTATACAATGGTGTGAAATCTTTTACTTTGCTATCTGCAATAATTTGACGGATCTTATTAAAAGATGCTTTTTTGTCTTTAGCATTTTTTAATACTTCTAAAATTTCAGTCATATAATTTGCTTGAATAGCGCTTGCTTTATCTAATTGCAATTTTCTATTAACAACTGATGCTTGTGCTGCATTGAGTGCTCGACGAATATCTGGATATGATGCATTGATAATTGCAGCAACATCTTTGATATCATATTCAACACCCTTTTCATTTAAAACAGCAACCAATCGTTTTGCTACATCTGATTTACCTGGAGGTGTAATTGCAAATGTTTGACAACGTGATTGAATCGGATCAATGATCTTTTCAACATAGTTACAAGTTAAAATAAAACGAGTTGTTTTGCTATAAGTTTCCATTAAATTACGTAATGCTGCTTGAGCATTAGGTGTAAGATAATCTGCCTCATCTAAAATAATGATTTTCCAACGCTTAAATCCTACTGTTGATGCATAACGCTTAATCTTATCACGAACTGCATCTACTGAGTTTTCATCTGACGCATTGATATACATTAAATCAGCATCAACGCTATTTGCAATAATCTTGGCCAATGTTGTTTTGCCAGTACCTGC